GACGGGGACGACCCAGCCTTATTCCTCCAATCGCCCTTCGCAGTCTCGCAAAAAGATTTGAAGATGGCGGAAAGCTTTACGGAGACAACAACTGGAAACGAGGTTTCCCTTTAAGTAGATTATATGACAGTATTTTTAGACATCTGTTGGCGTTGGGGGAGGGCGATAATACTGAGGACCATGCAGCAGCTATCCTGTGGAATGCGTCGGCTTGGGCGTGGACTGAAGAACAGATTAAACAAGGGAAGCTCCCGAAAGAACTGGACGATCTAGGATATAGAGATGAATAATGGAACAACAATTAATGCAGTTAGAATTTAATAATTTTGTTTCTGAAAAGAAAAAACATAAGTCATATCGAGCGATTAGGCATGATGTTGTAAGATTCAAACAGAAAGAAAACTGCGTAACCGTACACCATCCTGAAGAAAAGATAGATCAAATCTTACGGGTCATTGCTGGACTATACAAACAACAAGGTCACGAAATATTAGAACTATTCTCAGGGCGGGGTAATTTAACCAAAGTTTATGAGAGATATGGGAAAGTTTCTGCTTATGATAAAAAATATTTAAAAACAGGCGACAGCTATCGTGAGTATCACAAATTAATTTACGAAAAGAAAAAATATACAATCATAGATTTAGACCCTTACGGCTTCCCTAACAGGTTTTTTCCTGAAATATATTTACTTATTGATGATGGTTTACTTTTCCTGACAATGCCAAAACCTTATGTAAATATTTTAAACGGTATAACAAAAACACATTTAATATCCTATTTTGGAGAGCCTAATCCTGATGAAGAAACAATCGTTGAACGAATTGCTAATTGGGGTTTATGCCATTGGCGTGAGGTTTCTTTAATTGAAAGTTTGGATTTGAAATCTATATGGCGAATGTGTTTTTACGTGAAAAAAGTCAAGGCGACGGAATACACAGGGGTCAAGAATAGGTAATTATGGACGACCGAAGATAAAGTAGAGTTATGAATGAAGAAATAGTACTACCCGCTCTGTCGCAGGAGCTAATCAATAAACTTGACAAACTGTTCCCTGATAAATGTCCACTGTTGACAGACTCAGATAGAGAGATATGGTATAAAGTAGGACAACGTAGTGTAATTAATTACCTGCAACAGACTTACGACGACCAACTAGAACAAGATATAGTAACTAAACAAGTACAGTAATACCATGTGTTTTTCGCAACCTAAGATGCCCGCTATGCCGGAGATACCACCACCTCCTCCTCCGCCAGCACCACCTCCACCGCCTCTAGCTATGGCTGAGAAAGCACCTACAAAGAGAGCTACTCAACCTACTAAGCGTCGTCGTGGTACTCAACAAGTTACAGCTCGTAGTCGTCCTAGTATCGGAATGGGTGGAGGTAACGGTGGTACGGGTGTACAGCTTTCAAGTTAAATAAATAGTTATGAGAAGTTTAGATAAAAAGACATTACTTACAGATGCAACAGGTACTGGTTCAGGTACTGAGTTCCAAGTGGAAAGAGACAAAGGTTGGACATTTGTTATAGAAACTTCAGTGGCTGGTGCAGCAACCGTAGACATTGAAGCGTACTTTAGTGCCAGTGATACTTGGTATGTAGTTCATAGTCAGAGCGTTACAACTGACGGTGCATACATGATTCGTGATGACCACGGACACTACGAAAAGCTAAGAGCTAACATCTCCGCTTACACCGCAGGAACCCACAGCGTATTCGCTACTGGTACTGTTGACTCTCTATAAGAATGTCGCTTGTTCTTACACCGTCGATTGAAAAGCCTAGCAACATCGTCGCTCTGCCGGGTAACTTCATACGACCAGCTTTCGAAGAGTTGTATGGATTTGACGCTGTAGTCGAAGGTTTAGGTTCGTCTACTATAACAGCTACTCTTGATTCCAACCTAGAAGATGTAGACTTATCTTGTACAACTGTTACTGATGCTACCAACTACGAGTTTCAACGAGACGATAACAGTGGTTTTAGTTCACCTACAACATTACAAAACACATCGTCTACTACATTTACAGATAGTCCTACTCCCGGTTCTACTTATTATTATAGAGTGATAGCTACTGACGGTGTCGATACAAGTACTTCTAATACAGCTTCTTTGCTTGTGACTGGTATATTTGATAGCTCTTTAACATTCCCTACTATTCAAGTGTTCGACTTACAAGCTACATTTATTAAGAAAACTTACGCACCTAATTACACCATCGTTCACGCTAAAGATACAGACAAGCTATGCGTTTTCAACGGCACACAATGGGCAACCTTTAACAACGATTAGACATGAGTACATTAACAGCCACTACCTCAAGCACAAACCCGTCGCTAGGTGCAGGTGATGTAGGTAAAAGTTATTTTGAAACAGACACGAATAAGATTCTAGTGTGGGACGGCACGACTTTCTTGGAGTACGAAACTGACAGTGCGATTGGTGGTGCTTTCAGTAACAGGTATGCTATCGAGTTTGATGGTACTAACGACTACTTACAAAGCTCAAGCACCAGTCAATCCTACACATTAGGAACGCTGTCGCTCTGGTTCAAACCTGACAGTACAATCTCAAGTAGTTCATCTACTCAAACATTGGTAGGTTTTAATAGTAATTTTAATGGTATAATTCTTGGGGGAGTAACAGGCAGTTTTCCCAACGAGATTATAACCGTTATGACACCTTCTATTAATCACGCTTACACAGGATCAGGTACTATTAGTAATACAGCGTGGCACCACTTAGCGGTGACTTGGGACAGCTCTGCTACCGAATACAAAATCTACCTAGATAATGTACAAGTTAAGAACGCTCAATCGTCAGGCACAGCTTCACAAGCTACTATTGATGATCTTATGATAGGGTATCGTGATCAATACGGTGGATACTTCGATGGTAAGATAGATGAGGTAGCTATTTTTAGTCAGTCTATGAACGCTACTGAGATTCAAACCCTGTATAACAGCGGGGTACCTAGCGATCTTAGTTCATTAACTCCTACATCGTGGTGGAGAATGTTAGATAGTGATAGCGGTACAGGTTCTTCTGTTACAGATGACGGAAGCTTAACTAATAACATGGACTTGGTTAACTCTCCAGCCCCCCACGATTTAAGTATAGCACCTGATAGTATATATGTAGCATGAGAAAGTATGTAATAATTGATTCTTCTGAAGTATCGGGTGTAGACTTTGATGTGGTACTTGAAACATCTGCTAACACTTTGCGTTATTCAGAAGACGGTACTAAAACATTTGTTAAGTTCGAAGGAGACACTTCTAGCTTTTTGGATAGTAAACTACAGTACACACGGGAGGAGATGCTTCTGATTCTATCAGAACCTGAGTGGACACCCGAACAGCAAGACTGATGCACGAGACAGCTCAAGGGCTATATCACTCGTTGGAGAACCAACGTCACTCTTTCTTAGATAGAGGTCGTACTTCTTCTGAGCTTACACTTCCTTATGTATTACCACCTGACGGTCATAGCCACGCTAGTAAATACTACACACCTTATCAAGGTATAGGAGCTAGAGGTGTACTCAATCTTAGTAGTAAGTTATTACTGGCATTACTTCCACCTAACGCTCCATTCTTCCGTCTTGTTATAGATCGCTATGAGCTAGACAAAGCGAAGGAAGACTTAGGAGCAGAGGGAGCAGAACAACTACGCACTGACTTAGAGAAAGCATTAGCTGATGTAGAGCGTAGCGTATCACAAGAAGTAGAAGTACAGAACTTTAGGAACGGTATCTTCCAAGCGTTAAAGAACTTGTTGGTTACTGGTAACTCTTTGTTATATCTCCCGGATGAGGGTGGTATGAGAGTGTTTAAGCTGGATCGTTATGTCGTGAAGAGAGACCCGATGGGTAACGTCACACACATAGCTATTAAAGAAACAGTAGCTCCTATGATGCTTCCTGAATCCGTAAGAGAGGAAGTATATCGACAAGAGAAAGAAAACAGTTGTGACTTATACACAGCAGTAGTTAGAGAAGATGACCACTTCAATGTGTACCAAGATGTAAAGGGTATACTTATCGAAGAGAGCGTGGGTAAGTATCCGATTGAGAAGTCCCCGTGGTTACCGTTGCGTTACACACAGATTGACGGTGAGGACTACGGCAGAGGATTTGTTGAGGAGTACCTTGGTGATCTAAAGTCGTTAGAAGCACTGACCAAAGCAATCGTAGAAGGTAGTGCAGCAGCAGCGAAGGTACTGTTCATGGTTAATCCTAACGGTACAACAAGATCAAGAACTTTAGCAGAAGCACCCAACGGTGCAATCGTACAAGGGTCGGAAGCAGACGTATCGGTGTTACAACTTAATAAGTTCAATGACTTCCGTACTGCTCAAGCTACTATGGCTGGTATAACAGACCGATTGAGCCAAGCATTTTTACTGACATCTGGAGTAGTTAGAGATGCAGAACGTGTAACAGCTGAGGAGATAAGAATGCTCAGTCAAGAGTTGG